AACGTTAGCAACGTATTCTTGCACGCCTTGCTGGCTAACCACTGTGGTGTTAGCAACAACGCGGAAGAAGTCCAACTTAGGACCAGCTAGGTTAACTGGTGTAGCAGCGGTAGAAGCAGAAGCAGCAACAGGACCGTTTTGAACGTCGATTGCAAATACTGGTTGTGCATCACCATTTACTGGGGTATAATAAGCCATGATAATTTCCTTTTAAGTTAATTGGGTCTTTGACCCTACACTTATTTATGAAACTGGCAAAAATTACGCCTGTTGAGGGTTATTTTGGGCGCGGTTTCTGGCAGTGAAATCAAAGCGATTGACCGCCTTAGCATAGCCTGCGGGTGTGGCCATAACCCAACCTTCATGCCCAGGATCGCGTAGATCCAGCTGTCGCAGTATGTCTAGCTTTAAGTCGTGCAACAGTATAAAAATAGTAAATGCAGCAGCCAATGCTTCAGTGTTGCTACGTGGACTTTGAGTGACTTTGGTTTTTAACCAATCTCCAAACCCTGCCAACAAGTTATCAAAATTACCTGTGCGGATTCTATAGTTGATGTAATCCACACACAGCTTGGCCAAGTCTGTGATTTGCTGTGCTCGTAATTCTGCAGGATTAAACAGTGTGTCAATTGCAGCGCCTTTGCTGCGAATCAATGCTTTGACTTGTTTGACCAAGTTAGACTCTGGCATCATTTCTTTGCCAGCAATGGGCTCGATCAACAACAGACCAGGTACTTCGTTGAATTTTACTCTGCTGAGCGGCTGTCTAGCTTCGCCTTGGTCAGCATACATGGAATGCATGGCAATACCAATGGTAGAATTACCAATACGCTGTCCCAGGCTTGATTTGGCTGGAATACGATATTCCACTGTGTTGGGTTTGAACACATAGTTGCCGGCTTCCAGTGGAGGTGTTTCCATGTACAACAAATCACCCTTGACATAACCACGGAAGTTTGTGGGTGTGGCAGCTTCCAGTATAGGCCACAAGTCAGCATACAGCTTGATAATGCCCGACCGTTCTCCGGAGCGTGTGTTTTGAATTTGTGCCATCATTTTGGGGCTGGTAGCAAGTCCATCATAGCCCCGAGCTTCAAATCCTGAACCGTCTGTGAGCACAAACTCGCCTGTGGCAGGCTTGCGTCCAAATACCACAGCAGGCTTGCCGTCCCACTTTACAGTGGTGCTGGCCGGTTGTTCGCTGGCAGCTTGCACAATGGCCAAGGCTTCTTGGGCACCACGTCGGCCTTTGCGGAACACCAGGTCTTCCAAGTGCTCAATGCCCTTGGCTCGGCCACCAACGTTGGTTTCTTCTGCTTCGTATATGCTATAAGGGTTGGCAGTTTCAGTTTCGATCAAGGGTTGCATGCCTTGATTGACAATGCGGTCACGCAGTTTGGCCAAGAAGTTTACAGCAGTAGGTTCTTGCAGGCCTTCGCGAGCCAAATACTCACGAAAATCTGCCAGCTTGACATCGCGATCAGGATCACGAGCTAGTGCAGCATAAATGCTTTCCACAGTGGCAAGATCTTTGCGAGTGCGACCTTTGCCCAGTATCCAGTCAGCCAGTTGATCGGGATCTTGACTTACCAGTTCGTTAGTAGCTCTGCTGAACACACCGTTGCTGCCAACTTTGAGTCCCTGTTGTTTGGCTATGCTGCTCATGAGCACAGCGCGGTTCATACCTTTGTAAGCAGAGTCCGGGCCTTGGCTGTAATAAAACTGTCCCCAATCTAAGTTAGGAAAAAACATAAAATCAGTTTGCACATAACCCAATTCTGGACGGCCGGCAATAGGTGTACGCAAATGCACTTCGCCGCCCTTTTTGATCCATTCCTTGGGGTTGAGTTTGTGACTTGCTGCCCATGCACTCAGCTTGGCAAACAGTTGGTCTTTGTTGACTTCGTTGGCATCCACAGCAAGATCTAGGTCTCCCGAAGTAGGGTTCTTGCCTGTGCTGCCTAGCCAACGATCACGTGGAAATTCAATGCCAGTCAATTGCTCAATCCATTGCACAGTGGCAGGGATGTCACTTTGATTCACACGGCCGGTCAACGGCTGTCCGTCAGCGTCTTTGAATACGTTTCCACCTTCTAGTAATTTCATGCTGTTTGTCCTTGGGCAGCCTGAGCCTGTTGTATACGTTTTTCAAGATTGGCAACTTCTGCCGAAGTCGGTGCACCAGCTTTGGCTCCTTTGATCTCTGTACCTGCAATTGGTTTTGCTGTAGGCTGTGGTTTAGCTTTTTTTGTTTTGGCTTTTGTTGTTTTGGGTTTGCCACCGGTGATAATGTCAATTAATTTTTTGTGTGTAGCATCGGTAGGTGTCAAAGGTAACGAGCCTAACATATAACCTTGTGGGGTCACTGTGATTCTAGGTAATGCACCATTTGGGGCAACTTGACTCTTGATTAACTGTATCATTGTTTGCTGAGCAGGATTGGCTGAGTTCAATGCAGTGTTGCCAATCTTGTATCCTTGTGCTGTGGTAGTAACCACTGGCATTTGTGCAGCGGCCTGACCTGAATAGTTGTAATTCTTAGGATGGAATGTCATTAGTGACATGGCCTGGGAAGTTGCTCGCACAAGATTTTCCCAAGCTTGGGCAGTATCTTGCGGGTCGGATTTCAAAATAGTATCAATACCTGAGGTGATATTTTTAACCAGTCCGGCAGCACGTTGTTGGGTTTGGGGGTCTTGTGCAACCCAGTTATCTAAGTTGGTATAATCACGGCCTAGTTTTCTTTGCAACAGTGTATTTTGCACCACACTGATCAGTGATTGTTGTAGAGCAGCAGGATTGGATCGATCTTTGTTTGCAGCCCACTGTTTGAATAAGTTGTCTGCTTGTGCTTTGATTATGGGTTCAGCGGTGCGAGCAGCTTGGGCTTCTTTGTCACCAAATGCATTTTTTGAACCTAGTCCAACGTCTCCGGGCAAGCCTGCGCGGCTTAGTATTCTGCTGCCAATATCGCTAGCAACTGCACCAGCAATGGCAGGGGCACGGCTTGCTACACTTTTTACGCTGTTCACAGCGCCAGCAATAGCAGGTGTGCGACTTACTGCGCTTTTTACACTGTTAGCAACGCCTTTGAGTACGTTTTCATTAGCTTGGAAGATTTCATAGATCTGCATTTGTTCTCCTTACAGATCTGGCGAATTTTCCTGAATCTCTAGTGCGAATGGCATTGAGCAATTTGCGTGTGAGATTCTCTGCCTGGTCTGGTGGGAACTCAGCATCAATCTGCTCCAATAATCTCACAGCACTGGCAATAACACTGGCAGCTCTGTTTTCAATTATTAGACGGCGATCTCGCTCCACATACATGGAGTCCAATTCTTCTAAAATACTTCGAGTCTTTTTTTGCATCGTCCAAGGACCTTTGAATTATTTATTCAGAATCAGTTTGATTTTATTTTACCCAAAAGCTGTTTTAACTTGGTACTTTGCACATCTGCTTCAATTTTAGGAGCTTGTTCCCAAGCTGGAACGCCTGTGGCACGTTCCCATTTCTGCGGAGCTTCTGAAGTTTCTTCTGCGGATTTCACTTGGCTACGAGCTTTGATTGAGTCCATTAGCGAGCTTTGCGGCTTGTTATAGCCGGTTCCTTCGTCCCCGCCTTCGTCTGTAATACGCATGGTTTCAATGTTGTATTCCAAGTCAATTTTTTGTCCCACGCCAGTTGAACTACGACTTTTCATACATTGAATTTGGTACTTGCCGCGCTCTTTCATGGCCCTGCTGGTAAAAATACCAAATACGTTGTCTGCTGTGTTGATCTTTGAGATACCACCCGAAATATGTGAGTGATCAAATTCAATTTCTTCAACTGCTGAACGGTTTAACTGCGATGCAGTTACCATTAAGATGCCTAACTCTTTGGCCAAGTTACGCAATTCTTCTGAAACATACTTGTCTTTGACAAACAAGTCGTTGGGACTGACTTTGGCGCTGACCGGCATCAGCAAGTCCAAGTAGTCAACCATCATAAAATCCACTCTGTATTGCCCGGACTTTTTGGCAACCAGTTTGACTTTGAGTTCTGTGGTATCAATGTCCTTGCGAATGTCTTTGGTTGACATATTGGTCAGCATGGCATCTGTACGCAAGCTTGTAAGTTCTTCTGAAAGTTCTAGTGTGATATACACACCACTGAGTCCTTGTTGCAACCAGTTGAGTGCAATGTTCATCATGACCAAGCTTTTTCCAGATCCCGAGCCACCTGCAAAAATGTTCAATTCGCCGCGACTGAATCCGCCATACAACAGTTTGTCCAGTTGCGGC